GCAAGCATGCCCAGACCCGCGAATACATGGAGATGAATGCCCTGCGCGGCATCGTCAAAGACGGCGCTGGCACCACGCTTTACAACTATTTCACCGAGTTTGGTCTGGCGCAAATCTCGGTGGATTTTGTCTTGGGCACCGCTGGCACCAATGTTCAGGGCAAGGTGCGCGAAGTCCTGCGCGCCATGGAAGACAACCTCTTGGGCGAAAGCATGTCGGATGTGCATGCCCTCGTCAGCCGCGAATTCTTCGACAAGCTGATCGCGCACCCGAAGACGGAAGAGGCCTACAAGTTCTACGCTGCCACCGGCGCGCAGCCCTTGCGCCAGGATGTGCGGCGCAACTTCCCCTTCGCGGGCATCGTGTTCGAGGAGTATTCGGGCACGGTCACTCTTTCCACCAAAGCGACAGAACGCTTGGTCCCTGCCAGCGAAGGCATCGCGTTCCCCTTGGGCACGATCGACACCTTCACCACCTACGGCGGCCCGGCGAACCTGCTGGAAGCGGCCAACACGATGGGCCTGCCACTCTACGCCCGCCAACATCTCGACGAAAAAGGACGCTGGATCGACCTGATGACGGAAGCCTCGATCCTGCCGGTGAACAAGCGGCCGCGCATCGCGATCCGCATTCATACCTCGAACTGACGGGCACCTCCGATGACCGTCTTCGCCGCCGCCATGGACCGCATCTATGCCAATCCGTCCATGGCGGCGGTCGCGCTGTGGATTTCAGCAACCACGTCAGAGGAAATGCCAATCCGTGTCATACGCCGCGCTCCGGACCGCATCACTGAATTCGGGGCCGCGCGGTTTGTCAGCGACAGCATGATGGTGGACGTTCGCGTGTCCGACCTACCCGATCCCCGCTCCGGCGATCTGATCGTGATCGGCGCGGACAGTTTCAGCATACAGGGTGAGCCAGTGCGCGACCGCGAACGCCTAATCTGGTCGCTGGACCTGCGGCCAACATGAGGCTCAGGATCGCGTTCGATCCGGACATTGCCGCCCTGATGCAGGTCGAAATTGCCGCTGGGGAAAAAGCAGTCTCAGCGGCCATGCGCGAAGCTGGCACCGGTCTCAAATCCGCGTGGCGCAGCCAGATCACCGGCGCTGGGCTGGGCACCCGGCTTGGCAACAGCATCCGCCTCGCCAGCTTCCCAAAATCCGGCGATAGCCTGAACGCGGCGGCGCTGGTCTGGTCCAACGCCCCGGTCATCATCGGCGCGCATGACACAGGGCCTTTGATCCGGTCCAAGAATGGGTTCTGGCTCGCGATCCCCACGCCCGCCGCCGGGAAAAGCACCAAGGGCGGCCGCATCACCCCCGGCGAATGGGAACGTCGCACGGGGTTGCGTCTGCGGTTCATCTATCGCCGTCGGGGGCCGAGCCTGCTGGTGGCCGAGGGAAGGCTGAATTCGAAAGGCCGGGCCGTGGCATCGAAGTCGAAAACCGGACGCGGTTTGGCAACCGTGCCGATCTTCCTGCTGGTGCCGCAGGTCAAGCTGCGCAAACGGCTCGATCTGGCGCGGGATGCGGAACGAGCAGTGGGTGGTGTGCCGGGGCTGATCGTGGCAAAATGGTATGGCGTCATCCGTTGACCAACCGCGCCATCTGTTGCCTCTTAGCATCCCCTTAGGGTATCAGAGGCAGGCCCGTGGCAACAGGTAAAGGCCGTCGAAATCGGCAGGAAGGGTGAAGCTCATGGACGTCGCTGAATCATTCGCATAGCGGCTGGACCAGTCCTCAAAACGAAAGTCTTTGCGCGATACGACTGCAGCAATCGGATCAGAAAACCGGAAGCGAAGTTGACCTGTCACACCACCATCGGATCGGACGGAAAAATCTTCATCAATCAGCTCGACGGCCCCACCACCCGACATGGACACGCCATCGAACAGCTTCCACCTTTGATGACCCTCAACGTCGTAGAACCCCCGCCAGTCAATTGAAGCAAGCATGCGGGCCTCACCGCCGTCGCAGTAAACTTCTAGGCGGTAATCGGCATCTGAGCGCTTGTATGTAATCTCTGTAATTGCGACGCCGTTTCGATAACCGGTCAGGAATACACTGTGGACCATCCTGTTATCGATTTCGGTCCGCTGTAGTTCGTCTTCTGTAAGATAGTGCATGTCCCGCGGATCTGTAACAGCCGCGATTTGTAGGAGCTCTGCTGAAACGTTCATTTTCGAAAGATATGCGAGCAAGAGGGCAATAATCCTCTGATCGTCAATGCGGTCTTGGGCATCGAAGGCAAGTGCAGTCGGGTCACCAAGGGTTTCCGGCGTGTAGAACTGATGAACTCCAAGACGTCCGATATCCTGAAAACCGACTGCCGCACCTGGAGTGGTCTTTGACGCAAACCGGCTCACGCCACCAGCAAATGCAAAGACGCAGGCAGAACTGCATTCGGCAGCAATAGGTGGGTCGAAAGTAACTTTGCGCAATCCATCCGCATAGACATCTTCAATGCGGGCCCCTGAAACAACAGTGTTTGCCTCCTGCACCCGGATGGCAAGACCAAGCATGACTCCCCCGATCAGGATCCCGCCAGGAGAATGAAAATGCACATTCAGCCCCTTGGCCCCAAGCAAACCTTCATCATCCAAGAAACGTAGGAACTTCTTGTCACTGTCACCCTCGATGACCCCCTCAGCGGCGATCCAGACGCAGCTTGAGCAGTTACCACCACTGGTCGCGCGATAGAATGACATCGGCTCGTCGAAGCCAGCATAGGCAGGGCCGACCCAAATCATAATTGCCGCAATCGAAAAACGCAAAATGGACTTCATGTTCAGCTCTCAACCCCAATTGCCTCAAATTTTTGCTTAGAGCGCACGCAGGTTCACTGAGTACGTCGCAAAAGTAACAAACGCCAGTTGGCGACCCTCGACAAGGTCCAACCATGCGCAAGTTTGATTGTGCCCTTTGAGTCGCAAATACATGAGATTGAGAATAAATGCCCACCACCCGCGAAATTACCCTTACCGCGCTTCACGCGCGGCTGCAGCCGCTTGCCGCCCTTGTCCTGCGTGACGAGGTGCTGCCCGAACGGATCCCAGCGGCGGGGCTGATCATCCTGCGCGATGGCCAGCCCGGCGAGCCGGAAGTCACCCTGTCGCCCCTTCGCTATCACTACCAGCACCGCGCCGAACTGGAGGTCGTCGTCCAGGCCCCGAATGGCCGGACCAGCGCCTTTGACACCCTGATCACCGCCATCGGCACCGCGCTGGAAGCCGACCGCACCCTTGGCGGCCTCTGCGATTGGGTCGAACCCGAAGCCCCGGCCACGGTCGATCTCCCCATCGAGGGCGCGGCGGCGCTGAAAGCGGCGGTGATCACCGTCGTGCTCTACTACACCACCCCCGGCCCCCTGGCCTGACCACCCACATTTTAAAGGAGACCCCCATGGCACGTGCGCAAGGCGCGCGGGCGCAGATGGCGCTTGCGTATGAGACGGTTTACGGGACCCCGCCGGTGAGTGGGTTCCGATTGATGCCCTTTGCACGGGCAACTCTGGGGTCAGAACAACCCCTGCTGGAGTCCGAACTGCTGGGCTATGGCCGCGATCCGCTGGCACCGATCAAGGATGCGGTAACCGCCGACGGCGAAGTGGTGATCCCCATCGATGTCGAGGCGTTCGGCTTCTGGCTGAAGGCGGCATTCGGTCAGCCCGTCACCAGCGGCACCACGCCCAAGACTCATACCTTCCAGTCGGGCAACTGGACTCTGCCCAGCCTATCGATTGAAACCGCAATGCCCGAGGTGCCTCGCTTTGCGATGTATTCCGGCTGCGTGCTGGACCAGCTGTCATGGCAAATGCAGCGCTCTGGCCTGCTGACGGCAACTGCGCGTTTGGTAGCGCAGGGTGAGACCATCGCCGCCACGACTTCCACTGGCACGCCAACCGCGCTGGGTCTCCAGCGTTTCGGCCATTTCAATGGCACCGTAAAACGCAACGGCACGGCGCTGGGCAACGTGGTCTCGGCCGAAATCACCTATTCCAACAACCTCGACCGCATTGAGACCATCCGTGGCGACGGTCGTATCGACGGGGCCGACCCGACCATGGCGGCCCTGACGGGTCGGATAGAGGTGCGGTTTTCCGACACAACGCTGGTCACCCAAGCCATCGACGGCAGCCCCTGCGAGTTGGAATTCAACTACAGCCTCGGGGCCAATGCCAGCTTCACCTTCACTGCCCA